TTACCTCCCCTCCAGCTTCCGGATTGCAGACTCTGCCAGGGCCTGATTGCGGCTCATGTAGTGCGCCACAATGGTCTCAGCGTCCTTCATGGAATGGCCGGTCAGGGAAGCGATTTCCGGCACTGTGCATCCCGCGATAGCGAGCCGCGTTACGGCGGTCCCGCGAAGGTCGTGGAAGGTGACGCCGGTCACTCCGGCTTTCTCGCACGCCTTGCGCCATGATGCGCGAAAACCGGATTCGGTCCATGACGTGCCGCCCTCGGTCGCCAGGATCGTCAGAGCGCGTGGCTTGCTCCCCTTCTCGTCCGGCTGCGTTAGTTTCGCCTTCGCTGCGTCCAGCGCCTCGCGCAAAGGCGCGCCAGCCGGAATGACCACGCGCACGCCGGTCTTGCCCTGCGTGATGCGGATGTACGTGCCGTCATAGGCGCTCCACGTCAGCCGCAGGAGGTCGCCTTGTCGCTGGCCGGTCCACAGGGCTAGGGTGAGAGCGAGATGCAGGTGCGAGGGAGCCTTGGCATGGAAGGCTGCAACATCAGCATCAGTCCACGTCTTATCGGCGCGCCCGGAACGATAAAGACGTCCTGGCCGCTCGCACGGGTTGAGGGGAACAAGTCCTCGGTCAAAACCCCATGACAGAATGCGCGCTAGAACGCTGAAACGATAGTCGGCCTGCCGCCGTGAGTTCGCGGCGATCCGGTCCCGCCAAGCCAGAAACTCGCCCCTTGTCCCGCGCTCTTGAAGCGCTGCAATCGGGAAGTCTCCGTACTCAGCCTCAATCGCCTTGATGTGCTTTTTGTAGTCCTTGCGGGTCTTTTCCGCGAGGTCGAGGAACGCCGTGGAGCGCTCGAACTTGTCCAATACGGTTTGAAGCTGGCCCTCGGGTGCCACGCGGCGCGCTGCAACCGCTGCATTGTAGCTGGCATGGAACTCAGGCGTTCCGGGCTGACCTTGCAGGCGGGGACCGCCTTTCCACGCGTAGTAGTAGGTGCAGCGGGAGCCATCAGCGAGTTTCTTGCTGACCCGGTTGATGCCCTTAAGCCGAACGCGCATTGCGCTTAGCCCTCCATTCCTCAAGCGGGCTAAGTTGCCCGGAAATCGTTTCCTCGCGCGTTCCCAGCACGATTTTGCCGTCTGTGCCGATCTCGACACGCGCCACGTCCAGCCCGGCTGCTCGCATGGCTTTCACCGCCCGAGTCAGGTCCGCTTGCGTGAACGTGGCGCGCTTGCCAGCCATTGTCGCCTCAGAACGCTCCGTTGAGCCGAACAGGGACACTGGCGCTGGGGTTCGGGACAGTTGCGGTCGCCACCCCGAGCTTCGTGTTGCCAGCCGCCGTCTTGGTCACGACCTTGTTGGCCGCATCCCAATACACAGCATCACCCTGTCCGATAGCGAGCGCCGCCACCTTGGGCAGATCGAACACGCCCACCACGTCCAGGGCGAACGTCTCGCCCTCGGCAGCGTCCACGTTGGACACGCCGATGATGGCACCCTTGGTCACGACATCGCCGGACGCCACTGCGCCGGAAGCGATGATGTCGAGCGTGTCGCCACGCTGCACATAGTTCCGCATCTAACTTCTCCTGAAAACAATGGTGTGAGGCCGGGAACGCCCGGCTATCTCGCGATCACAGGCGGCGATTGCTGCCGCCATCTCGCGGTCACTGTTGAAGGTGACGGACTCGCCGTTCTGATCGGTGAATGACCGAACGCCCTGCATCCGGGCCTCGAATAGCGCTTCGCGCCATTTCTGGAGTTCAGCGAGTGTCGCCATGTCAGAGCGCCTCGCCGGGGTTACGGTAAGCGCCGCGCCAGTCGAGCGCGCCCGCACCGAAGTCCAGCACCACGCGCCACTCGCGCCCCAGCACGTCCCAGCCCTCGCGGGAGGCGAGTTGCGGCCCCGGCGCACTGGTAAGGTAGCCATAGGCGAGCGTCGGTACGGCCTGAGGGTCTGCAAACACGTACCACGCGCCCTCCGGCAGCCCCGGCTCCACCAGCAGCGTCAGCTTGCCGGAGAACGGGTTTGCGTCGTCCACCTTGGCGGCTGCCAGATCGGCCAACAGCTTCTCGGCAGTCGTCTCCAGATCAGCAGCGACCACCAGATAGCGAGGCGCGACGTTGATGCGCGTGACGCCATCAAGTCCCGTCTGCATCCGCATAGCGAGGCGGGCTGCGGACAGTTCGTCCAAGTCCGGCGCTGCCGCGACAGCGACGTTGCCGTGATCGACATGGAACAACGCCTTGCCGTCGCTCATCGTCGGGCCTGCGCCATTCGCCTCCAGCAACAGCGACAGCAGCAGTTCGCGCTCGGTCGCCGCCGCAGCCGCGCCAGCGTTGCGGGCAAAGTCGCCCAGGACGCCGAACCGGTCATTGATTAGGACCTGCCGCGTGAGGCCGAAGATGCTGGCGTAGGTGTCCAGCTTGAACTTCTCGCCGCTTTCCGGGATGGTGACGTGCTTGATCTCGCCCGCCTCCGTCACCTTGCGCAGCACCGGCAGTCCGCCCGTGCGGATAGCCGTAGCGTCCCGGAAATCGGGAAGGTTGCGCTGCACAGCGATGCTCTTGAGCGGCGACTCCGCTGCCCGATAGGATGCCAGAACGATACGGCTGCCCGCGTCGTCCAGCGTGATCGGGAAATCGGACGTGGTTCCCATCGCTCGCGTCACCAGGGCGTCTGTGCCAAGCGTCTGCACGCCCGCTACGCCCGAGCGAGTGAGCGACAGGCGCATGTGGTCCTGCATGCCCATGCCCATAAATTGGCGTGCGCCATCGCTCGGCTCAGCACCTGTGTAGGTCGCCGCCAGTGCCTCGGCCTGCAAGCCGCGCGTGACCTCGGGGTCCTCGCTGGAGCGACCAATGGTGATGACCGGGCGGCGTGCTTGGCTGGTTTCCCATGCTTCCGCACGGGCCTCCGTAACTGTGGCACCACGGTCAATGAGTCCGTCGGCCTGCTCGGGAGTCATCCCGGCAGCGCGGCAGATAGTGCGGATTTCAGCCCGCGTGGTCACAGCTTCGTCCGGCTGCTCGGAAATCGTTTCCGCGTCCATAGGTAGGCTCCTGATGATTGCTCTATTGTCGGCGGGCACCGGTACGAGGGAGACTTCCACGATCTCCCATCGTGTCATCGTTCGGGTTAGCTGGCGGCTCTGCGGATCGCGGCGGTCCTGATGAGCGGAGACGCGATAGCCGACGCTGACGCCGGTGATCTCGCCGCGCTCGATTGCCGCGATGGCAGCCGGGTCACTGATGCGAAGGGTAGCGACGACCTCGCCACCCTCGAACCGCACGCCATCGACACGTCCCAGCGTATCGCGGATGGAAGTCTGGCGGTGCGCGTCGAGCAACGGGATAGTCGGCGCAGTGGCGACATGCTCCGGCCCAATAGCGAGAACTTCGGTGAAGCCCTGGCGCTGGACCGGAGCGCCGCTGGACAGGACCGCCACGACAGTCGCCGTTCCATCGTCGTGCCGCTCAAAGCTGGAAGGCGTGAGCGTGGCTGGCGAGCGCCGAGTGAGGAGTTCAGACATACTCGTTCCGCCTCTGCTTGAGGGGCGTCACGCGCCAAAACAAACGCCGGTCGGTCTCCTCCACGGCAGCCAACATGCTACCCTCGCGTAGAAGCGGGGCGAGTTCACCCTGATGAAGGGTGCTGATGATGGTTTGTTTTGAGGTCAGTTCTTTGATGATGACCTGATAGATTGGCGGAATCTTATGCACTGCGAACCTCCTGACCAAAGTTGAGGCCAGCGGCAGACTCCCTCTCACGATCAGAAACGATTTCCGCATCTAGGCGGGCAATGTCCCAGCCGAGTTCGGCTGCGGCACGGCGGCGGGATGTGAGCCCCAGACGCAGCATTTCGGCGGTGGCTGCGGCATCTTTCGCGGGATCGATCCAGGGCCTTGCAGGGGCGATGAATTCACACTCCATCGCCTGCTCAAGGTCGGCAACACGTCCGGCCAGGAACTCGCGAGTGGCGAACGCCTCCCACGCGGGCTTGAGGAACTGCGGCACGATGGTGGCGAACTGTGCCGCTTCCACGCGCATCGCGAACTCCACCATGCCCGCCCGCAGACTGCCGTAGTTCGCGTCAGCCAAGTTGTTCGACACAAGGTGTGTCGGGACGCCGAATCCGGCGCTGATGCGGTTAAGCTGGTGTCGCAGGAACTCGGACGATTGCTGCGCTTGTTGCGGCGTCGCGAACTGAACGCGCCAGCCTGCGGGAAGGATTTTAAGTGTGCCCGGCTCCAGGCCAGACTCCAAAACGCTTCCCTTCGAAGTGCCGTCAAACGGGAAATCGGCTCCAGCGTTGTTCTCGTCTGTGGCGATACCCGCGAACATGGCCGCAACCTTCACGCCCATGACAAGCGCGTTTTCAGTGTCCGCCAGGGTGTCAGCAGCCGTAAGGACCGCAGCGCCCCAAGGCGCACCACGTATTTGGCCGGGGAAGTCCTCGCGCCAGAGCCTCACATACCGGTCGCGCTCTACCCTCTCAGGAGCGGACGCAGGATCGCGGCGGATATAGATAGCGGCTTCGCGGCCTGCGTCGAACTCCACGCCTTCGCGGATCGAGGTCCCGTTGTCGTGATCGCCAGCGATGGCGCTGCGAGGGATACGCAGCCACGTCCAGTCGGGCTGGAGGATGGCAATGCCCTCGCCAGAGACCACCATGTCACGTGCAAGCTGGCCGGTGAGAGAATCGAAACTACCTCCGCCCCAGGTCGCCCGCCCCGCGTAGGCGGTCCAAGCAGTGAGGGTGCCCGGATCGCGTGGCGCAAAGCCCCAACCCGATCCGGCAAGCGCAGTTGTCCAGGCATCGCACCCGTTCCGATAGTAGCCATCGCTTGCGTAGTGCTTTTGACTAAGCGCGATAAAACTGTGTGGCACCGACTGCCGGTCGCCAAGCGTGTTCCAGCCCGGCTCATCCGCCCAGCGCCGCTCGCCTGCCTCGATTGCACGAGTACGGAGCCGCTGGGGAGAGAACCAGTCCAGAATGCCAGACAGGAAGCCGGTGCGCGCAGCCATGTCAGTTCTTCCCAACGCGCCCATGTACAGCGGCGATGATCGGCACCAGCACAGGCCGTAGCTGCATCGTCACCGATGAGGTCGGCTGAAACTCGCCGGGCAGCCCGCTTGTCTGAGGCGCGCCGTGGCGAGGATCGTAAACTCGTGCTGCAAAGCGGCGCTCGCCTGTCTGATCGTGCCGGTAAGTGCGGAGGTCGAAAACCCACCAGGCGTCGGCGTCCTGCATCGTGTAGGCGAACGCAGTAAGGATCGGACTGACTGCGCACGGCTCGGGCTGCTCGGTGGCGCTATCCCAAGTGTAGAGCGCGAGACTGATCGCCTCAAAAAGCGCGTTGTCCGACATGCTCAAGTCGGTCGTCAGGATCGACAGAACCTTGGCAACTGCCAAGTCGGAAGGCGCATAAAGGTTATGCGCGGTTCGCCCACTGCCCTTTGTGCCCCGCACATGCACAAGTCGGCGCTGAGCAAAGCTGCGAAGTTGCGAAGCGAGCGTGTCCGTCGAGACTCCGGGTGTCTGCAACACCTTGGATGCTTCTGCGACCGTATAGCGCGGCCCAGGTTCGTCGTGAGCAAACAGTGGCGGCAGTGGATCATCAGACATGGGCAAGGCTCCTAGTGCTTGTGGAGCCTTCTAGAGTACACGAAATGGCGCGTCAATAGACTCTTGCTAGAGCCTAGAGTGACGGCTATGACGGTGTTGCTGACGCTCGCGGGCACTCGGGCGGCGGTTCATCGAAGAGAGCGGTTTTTTGCCATCCCGCTCTCGCTCTGATCGGGGGTGATCGGGCTGGCGTGGTCAGCCATGCGTCAGCCCGATCCTTTGTAGGGCGCTGAGTCGCTGAGCATGTAGAGCTTGTTTGCTCGCGTCCTTAAAGGCCCGACTCTCGAAAATGCGGCCCCGCTTCATCATCCGAGATCGACCAGTCTGTTTTGGATAGCAGCCAGAACAATGGGAACTCGTGTTCGTGCTTGCACCGCCTGCACGTGAGTTTTTGCGAGATGAAAAATCTAGCTGCACCGCGTCTATTGATCCGAACTGAAGAACCGCAATGCGGGCACTTCAACATTGGCCGAAGGACCTTGTTCATCCCTCGCCTTATCGGACAAGGACCATTCCGGAAAAGAGAGCTATATGCACCTAATCCGGTTAGCGAGTACCATTGGGATAGATTATCCGACTCTATCCCTGCTTTCCGAAACAGCTCAATCTCCAAAAACATCGCGTATAGAAGCACGTATGCAATTTGCTCGTAAGAGTTCTCGTATATGTCGTTATCGCCAGGGTTCTTGAATATGAAGTTCAGATTCAAGTCTTCCGTGCGTATCTGCTTCCGATTCGTAAATAGATGAGTAGCTTTATCGAATAGGGGTGCTAACCCGCCTCGATTACCGACATCAAATATCAGATCGTGTAGAAATTCGGGATTCACGAAATCTGCGAATGGGATGATGTCTTTCGCCCTCGTGAAGTATTCGCGGCGATGTGTGTCTTGTACGGCGGGGTGCCCGAAATTCGCAGCGGGCGACGCTTCTAGGCTCTTAAAAAAGCTCGCTTCATCAACCAAAATCATAGTCTCTAAGAGGAGATTTTCTTTGAACGGCTTCCTGAGTAGAGAAAGAGCCACCACAAATTTGCGCTTCTCAAGCGCAACTAATGCCTCGTAGACAAAGTTAAAAAAGTCAGCCCAGATGGCCATCATCGCCTGACCGACACTCATCTCCTGTGCCAGATGGCGATGTCCATTTTCCAAGAAATACCCGATGGGATCATCCTGTTCTTGGAATGCGAGCGCGTCGGCTTCACTCTCGAAATTCATCGTGACTGTTGGATACTGCCGCTGAGCCAATTCGAGAAACATAGAGAGCATCGAGTCGTGCAAGTAGAAGCAAAACTCATGTTGCGCTTGGAACTGTTCCGGAATGGCGGACAATCGGGCTACATCAATGTTTCCGAGCCTTGCAGCGACCATCTTTTCCTCCGACTAGCAAAGCACCTTACAAGGCGTCACGTCAGCCAGCTAGATCGGACAACCGACTTCAACACAGGGGAGACAGCAGCAACGCTCGCCAACTCTTCCTCCCGCCGGTCTAGGTTGGCTGTTACCAGCGTTCGCGCGGCAAACGCATAGACCACGCAGTCCAAAGCCTCTGCGCGCACCCCCGGCTTGCGCTCGAACCTGCGCACCGGCTGGCCTCGGACATAGCGCACCACACGGCGCTCGGACGCCAGTTGCTCATACCACACCGGCTCTAGCTGGTCGCTGAAACGGATGGTGCGGCCTCGCGACAGGCGAGTGAGTATCTGCGCCTTGAGGCCGTCCACACCGATCAGGAACAGCTTCACCCCCTTGGCCTGCGATAACGCGGCTGGGGGGCGTGTGCCTGCCACGCCCTTACCAGCCATGATCTTACGCCCGAACCTTGGACGGCAGAATGCATAGACCCGCTCTGTCCAGCCGCCATCGCCGGAGTCGATGATTGCAGCGTCAAGGCGAAGCGTGCCCCCGCGCGGGTGCGGCCATGTGGTGCGCAGTAGGTCATCCAACTCCAGCCAAGTCGTATCGTCGCCAGGGCTGCCCCAGATGACCACGTGCCCCAGGATCAACGCCGCGTCACGTGAGTAGCCGACGAACGTGGTTTCAAGCCGGTCGTCCTGCACGTCCACACCAGCCGTCACGATTAGTGCGTCTGGCGGCATGTTATCCAAGCCGAACGGCTCCGCCCTCGCCTGTAGCGATCCTTCGTCAATCTCATCCGCCGCTTCACGCCAGCCCTGCGCCAGGATCGTGTTCACGAACGTCTGTAGATTGTCCGGGTGCCCCTTGGCGGCAAGGAACTCCGCAGCCAGCCGTGACCAGCTTGCGTTCGCGTGCGGACTGACGAGTGCGTTGATGCGGAAGCCAGCATGGCCCTGAACCTCCGGGCACGTCGCGCGCCAGCGGCCAGCCGCCATCATGGCGACTTTGAAGCGCTCGGAAATCATTTCTCCGCAATGAGGGCAGCGAAAGGCGGCAGTCTCAGGCTTGTCCGGCTCCCATTCGATGTGCTGCCACAGTATCTCGGTGAACTCGCCACACTCAGGGCACGGGACCTCGAACACGCGCTGGTCGCTGCGAGCATAGGAGCGCAGCACGTTGCTGGTCTCCTCCAGCGTGGGGGTGCTGCCCATGATGATCTTGCGATTGGAGAAGGACATGGTGCGGCGCTCTGCAAGCATCACAGGGTTGCCCTCTGGCCCGGCTTCCATGCCGTCCGCTTCGTCGATCAGCAGCACGCGGACGTTGTGCCGCCGCAGGTTGCGAGGGGCCTTGGCCGCGATGACCTTGAGGCTGCCGCCAGGGAAGCGGCGCGACAGGAGGGTGTTACGGCCTGCTTCGTCGGCACTGAGCAATCCAGTCAGGACCGGCGTGGCATCGAACACGGGTTCGAGGTCAGACACGGTGTAGTCGCGACAGTCGGCCTCGGTAGGCAACAACAGCAGGATGGGTGAGGGTTCGTTCGCTACGTAACTGCCGATTGTCGCCGTCAGCAGCGTGGAAAGCCCCACGCGGACGCTCTTGACCAGCGTGACGCGCTCAATCTCAGGATCGCTGATGGCGTCGGCAATCCCGCGCTGGAACTCCCAAAGCCGGACCTCTCCAGGCAGCGCGGACACGTCCTCCGGCAAACGCAGGTTCGTTTCGATCCACTGCGATAATGGAAGGCGCGGCGGCGGGCGGAGAGCAGCTAGGGCGCGTTCGCGTGTGCGCCACGTGGTCTGGCTAAAGGTCGTCATCAGCGAGTTCCTTGAGCGCGTTCCGGATTTCACGGTCCATGATGGTGAGGTCATGCGTCGAAAGATGCGCAAGGTTTTGCTGGAGGCGCGCAGGCATGGCGAGGAAGCGAGCGCGAATGACCCGGCACACCTTGTCCCACATTTGCTCCACTTCGCGGGCTGGGATGAGTTCACCACGCGCAGCGGCGTTCTGCATCTCCAGCTTGTCGGCGCGTGCCCTCGCCTCCCGTTCGCGTTGTGCCGCCAAGCCGGGACCGCCCCGCCCCATCGCTAAGTTGCGGAGCATCAGGCAGTACGCTCGAACTGACTTGCTTAAGTCAAACTGTCCATCGTCGCCGCGTTCGAGTTCGCCCGTGTTGCAGAGTTGCCGAATGCGGACTTCCGACACGCCGATGAAGAAGGCGAGTTGCGAAATACCGACGCGCTCATCTTTCAGCATCTAAATTCACCTGTCTTTGACGGGAAAGCCGTTCCAATTTCATTTTACAGGCTGGGATGCTGGGGCTCCGCGTCCCCGCAACCGCCACCCCAGGGGAAGGACCCGCCGTGTCCGGTGTGACCAGACGCCGTGTCCCGTGTAGACGGCATATAAGCTGTTGATTTACAAGGCGTGTCCAGTGTGACCAGTGTGTCCACACGGTTGAACTCCTATAGGCGTTTCCATACCCGCCCCTGTCCCCTGTGCTGACACTGCCGAACTCCCGTGCGGTGTTTATCACTGGACACACTGGACTCATTGGACACAGGAAAAAAAGTGAGGAAATGCACGGGCTTGCGGTGTCCAGTGAGCCGCCGTTTGTGTCCAGTGTGTCCAATGTCTGCGGATCATGGCTGCGCCTCCCAATCGACGGGCGAGCCGAGCCATGCTGCGAATTGCTCCCGAGCGATGTCTAGGGCGGGCAACGCGTAGGCCCATGACCTCCCGCTGCGGCCTCCCTGGCGCTTATGCTGCACTCCAGGCACCATTTCGCGCAGGGCTTTACCGAATGCCCGGCTATCCACGGCATCACCCTCAAAGCGGCGCGAGCGCACAGCCACCACATAGCCGTCCCTCAGTGTGTCGCATGGCACCGTCAGCGGCTCGGCATCCCAATCCGTATCGCTGAAATGATTTCCGACCTCACCCGTATTCAGGACCTCGAACCACCAGCGCTGGACGCCCCGCAGGCTGGCGAGTTTCTGATTGCGCAGCCCCTCGGTCTCGGGCGCAGCGCGCACGTTGAAGCCGGACAGGTCGAGGGTGCCCAGGTAGTGGAGCAGCGCCCCAGGCCCATCCCCGTCCATCTCGGTCCGCAGAGCGCGAAAGTAGACATCATCGCCCTTCCGGGCGTCCGAGACCTCGAACACGGCCCAGCGCCGCTCATCATGGCTCGCAGGCACTACCCAATCAGCGTTGGCCGATATGATCAGGCGCAGGACGCTAGGCATGTTGATGGAGTCGATGCCCTTACGCTCGATCTCCACGCGGTCGGACGTGACAAGGTACTTGAACGTGGCCTCGCCATTCTTGTCGCCTGCCCAAACTCCCTCCTGCACGCGGAGCAGCAGCGCGTTCTCAAGTCGCCGGTTGAACCTGCCTGTGATATGTTCGGCCTGCGCCACAGTCGGTGCGTGTCGCTCACCGATCATACGTGCGAGGTAGTCAGCGAACGTGTCCTTGCCCGCGCCCTTGGCACCGCGCAGCACCAGGGCAACACCCGGCTTCTCGTGCGGACGCTGCACCATGTGCGCCAGCCAGCGCACGACATAGAGCGTGTGGTCCGGGTCGCCGCGACAGATGACGTTCGCAATGTGCCGCAGGATCAGCTTGCAGGACGCGCTTGCATCCGGCTGCACTGCCCAGCCGCGCCAAAGGTTCAGCGTGCCCTCTGGCGCTCCCCCTGGCGCGAACTCAACACCATCCAAATACTGCCGTCGATCAGGGTGCCGCATCCAATGCCAGGAAATCGGCTCCGACCGCTTGTCAGTGACGGCCAAGCGAACATTCGCGTAACGGGCGTGCAGGTCCTTTTCCGTGCCGAAGTCAGTTCCGCCGTCTCTCCGCTCAGTCGCGATGAGCGCCCTGCCCTGCACCATGACCAGCGCGTGAAGCGCATTCAGCCGGGCAATGTCCGGGTCCGGGTAGCTTTCCTCCCACCCGTTCTCGGCTGCCAGATGGTAGATCGTCCCGACCTTTAGCAGTGCACCGGCACGCGGCTTCCCCATCTCACCCCACTTGCGCTCCGGCTCCCCCGCTTGGTACTTCCCGCTGGACGCGCTCCACTCGCTCCAGAGTTCAAGGCCCCGCTCGCTGCCGCGAGTCTCATGGTGAAGCGCCCGACCGACATCTAGCCAGGTGTCCCGGTCCTCAGCGGGTATGTGGGGCAGCGCGCTCGACAGCCGCTCCCAATCGGGCACATGCGGCAGGTCCTCATCATCCTCCAGCGGCTCCGTCATCGGCTGGGGTTTGCTGCCACGATAGGGCTTGCCGTCCTTCCCGAGCGCGCCCGTGTCCAGTTCGTCAGCGAGGTCGAGTTCTCGCCCATCCACCAGCACCACGTCCGGCGCTGGGGCACCCTTAACGCGGCCATAGAAGTAGGTTTGCGAAAGGGTGAATGATTCACCGCCTAGCGCTCCAGCCAGAGCGCCGTTCAGACGGGCACATAGACGTTCCCGATCAGCGGGAGCATGCGAGTGAGATAGTGGGCACAGCACGCGCCACCGGGGCTTGTCGGGACGGTGTGACGGTGTGGTGTAGATCAGCCCCGCAAGCCCGGCCACCTCCAGGCATTCGCGCGCTTGCTCGACTGACATGGTGCCCGCGTCATGGTCGCCCTCCAGGCCCTCGATGCTCTCCACGTTCGCGTTGTGCCGCAGCGATCCCTTCCGGCTTATGGCCGTTCCGAAGCGCGCCAGCTTTATCAGCGGCAGTCCATCCTTTCGAGCGGCTGTGCGGCCAGGGATGGCGGCGGCGACATCAGCCAACGATTTTGTCATGCGCCGCTGGGTAGAGCCGGTTGTGTCTCGGAACACGGTGATACCCAACGGTCTTGCGAGCGCCGCACCTTTGAGGTATTCAGATACCGCTCCGGCGCTGATGTCGGGGCGGGGATTTAGAACATCGCCAGCGCCGCTCCGGGGACCATCCGGGGCGGCGTTTTCGGTTGGCACTTCTCTTGTAAGTCTTTGATCTTGCATGAGCCATTTTTCCTCTGGTTGGGAAAAAAGCGCAGCAAAAACAAAGCCCGGCTAGGGACTCTTAATCAGCGGGTCCTTGGTTCGAGCCCAAGTGCGTCCACCACCCTCCTCCAGCAATAACAGCCACTTAAAGGCGAAGGTGCACTGGCTCACATGCCTCCCCTGCACTACCCGTAAGACAGCCGTAAGTAGCGCCGCCACTCAGCACAGGGCGCCGGGGGCTAATGCTTCTCGTGAGCTGTCGCAGCAGTCTTTAAGGCGCTGATCTGCATGACATAGAGGATCAGGCCGGACTCGTCGGACACGTCGATCTGCCAGTCCTCATCAACCCAGATCTGACCAGCGTGGTCCTTCAGCAACTCGCCCACGAAACTGGCAAGCTCTAGCCGAAGCCCCGCGTGGTCTTCTCTGTCGACTCGGACCGTGTCAGCGATGTGCGACTCGGTTCGGATGTTGATATTGTAGACTGGCATGTCGCGCTCCCTTGTGACCGAAGCGCAATACCGGTCAATGTGGTTCCAGGCCCTTGCTGAGCTTATGCCGAGACGGCACCGACGTGCGGCGCACGAAGCGGGAAGCCGCTACCACTCAGCAGAACGCCCCGCACCCGAAGGTACGAGGCGCTGACAGCTTCAGGGGTGAAAGGAGAAGCCCCCGGCTGCTGGCTCCGATCGATTAGCGAGGGTCGGTTGCCTTGACCTCGGCGGGGTAAAGCTCGCCCCCGAACTGCGCCGCTGCTGGACAGCACCCTGCGACGCAGCATTCTTCAGCCCAGCTACCAGCGTCGCTGCCGCGCCTGACGGGGTGCAAAACTGACGCCGTACTTCTCCCGCCACGTAGCCAAGCATTCCAGCACGAATGGGAACTCCCGGCGGTCCAGCTTGCCCTCATCCATCTTCACTTCGCACTGAGCGATGAAAGCTGCAAACTCGGCATCGTCGTTATTGCCGCGAGCCTCTTCAAGCCGCTGAACCCTGCCGAGCATGGAGCGCACCCCAGGCATGTGGTTACCTCAGCCCAGCTTCGAGCGCAGCGATACGGGCATCTTGGTCCGCCACCTTCGCGATGAGTCGCCGCAGCACTTCGTTGACTTGCGATGGCCACATTTCGCGGGCGTCGGCTTCTTCCTTCCGGCGCATATCGGCAAGGTGATGCGCGTACTGAAGTTGGTCGAGCATCTCCACCGAGGGCGCTGGCGCTGTAGGCAGGTGCTTGTCATAGGTCATTCGACTACTCCCATATCGACGAGGACGCCGTGTGCGGCCTCGCGTAATTTGCGATCATCACTGTCTCGCATAGTCTTCGCGCATGAGGTGACCACGACCCGTCGCAGGTCCTCGCGCTCAACTTCCGTCATCTGGTCCCACAACCTTTGCAGCTTCTCAGGCGGGTAAAGGTCGCGGAACCGCAGCGGCATGACGAAAACAGAGTGGGCCATTTGGTCCGCTATCGAGAGTGCAAAATCTACAGCCTGCTGGTACTCCTCGATGGGCTGCGGCGGAGTTTCGATGGGGTTGCCGCGAGACCCGTCCGGGTTGCTGCCGAACCAAACCACCCGGACGAACATGTCTGTCTGCTCAGGCTCATCTGCGACCACGCGGTTCGATCGTCTTTGGAATATCGTCATCAGATTTGCCTCGCTTCTAGGGTTATGATTCGAGCTTCGAGTTCCTCGACGGCACGCACGTCAGCGAGCGCCTTCACAGACTCGATGATGAGCCGCCCCACGTCCGGGGCAATCTCGCCTGACGCGACGGCATCGATCACCTGCGCCACCTGCTCGCTGATGGAGGCGTTTGCGTCGAAGTCGAATTGGATCTTCTCGGACTGCGCCTTCAGGCTGGGCATCACCTTGGAAAGGACGATGCTGGCAGCGTTCGTGTCACCCTCAAGCGCCTTGCCGACTAACACCGCGACGATGTTGCGCATCTCGTCCAAGGCTTCCTGCGTCGCCAGCAGTCGCTTGTCAGGTCGCCCAGGTGGTCTGCCTCGCGGGTTTCCGCTGACACCGGGTTGCCACGCTGGGTTGCCAGCCTTCGGTGCTTGAGGTGCTGGGACTGGTGGAATTTCGTTGCTCATGGACCTGCTCGATTTGTTTAGAACAAGGTTCAGACCGTTGGCTCAATCTTGAGCGCAGCGACGGTCGCATTGTGCGCCGCGTCGATGCTGCGCGCGGTTGCCGAGTCCGCCCCAACCGCCTTCTGCATCTCCAGCATCACCAGCGGTCCATGGCTCTGGATCTTGTCGGCGGTGGCGCGCAGGAGCTTGAGGCGGGAAGCTTGCGTCGGGTTCTGCTGTTCGTGCCACATGCGGGTGAAGACCGCTTGCGCGTCATCAGTCATGCCGGACAGGTACGACGGCGCGCCCAGCAAGGCGGAAACCGTCAACTCGTCGCCAGCCATGATGCGCTCGCGCAGAAAGTCCGCCTGCTTGCCGTCGAGGGACTTGGCGTGCGCTCGAATCTCTTGGGCGACGTTGAGTGCAGCCTTGCTCGTCAGCGGCACCGACAGCTCGCGCTCGATGTGGTCCGCCGCCTTGGTCGTGTAAGCAAGCGCCGTGTCCATCTTCCGGAGCAGCCGCTCTTGCTGCTTTGCAGCTTCCTTGCTCACGAGGAGGATGCGCTGCTCCGGGGTCTTCGTGGGATCGCGCCCCGCAACTTCGTTCGCGGTGTGTACCTTGCCGATTGTCACGTACGCATCCCAGAAGACGCTGACCGCATCACCGATGAGCTTGACGCTGTCTTCATTGTATCCATCGAGAACCGTGAAGCTCTTAGTATGGAACGCCTGCGTTACACGATGATCGATTTGCTCGGACATGATTTCATCCTACTACTTGCCATAGGCTTACGCTGCGACAAGCCGCTTGCATCACGCAAATAGTTATTTTGCTAAAACAAACACATGCATCAGGTCTTGCCATAGAGACCTTCATACGTTGTGTTTGATGCTCGATGCGGAGCGGCGACTTGCCGATGATGACCACACCGGCACACAGGCGGCAGGGTGCTGACTCACCGGGGTGCGGCACTAGCATGCAGGCGGTGCCCGCATTGCGCCCCAGGAGGCGGCGCAGGCGGCGGCTAGCTGGGTGACAAGCGCAAGGGCCGCTGTCACACTTGGCAGGTGCTAAACATACCACCTGTTATCGCGCGCATCCGGGCGCTCTTAGACGAAGATACGGAGTCCAGCGTGACCTACGCTGCGCTGGAGGCTCGGCTCGCGCTTGAGAAGGTCGTCTACGATCGGCTTCGGCAGCGCCACGAATATATCTCACCCGAACAGCTTAGAGCATGGACGCCCGGTGAAGTCGTGAAGCGGCTCCTAGTCGAGGTCGACGAGCACATGACCGAGACGATGGTGCTGAAGATGTCGCGCCACCCTCGTGTAGAGGGACAGAAGGTCGCCGACGAGGATTGGGTTACAATTGGCACCGAGATCGGCTTCGATGCGAAGAAGCTAGCAAGGCTGTGGCAGGCGTTGTCCAGCTTGGCGCTCCATGTTCGGCTGCCGAAGAACAAAGATGACCACATTGCCGACTACGGAGACAAGGAGCGCACCCGCACAAAGGTTGAAGAGGTTGTCGCCTTGCTTGAGCGGCTTTCCCGCACCACGATGGTTTTCTCCGGCATCCCGGTTGGCGGTGATGTGTCGTTCGATTGCTCCTGCGGTCAGAAGAACAAGCGCAGAGCGAGCCTGTTGCGACAAGGGCAGCACATCTACTGCATCAATCCTAGGTGCGACCAAACCTGGAACGTGACGGAGTTGGACGGTCAGGAAGTTAGCCTCGAAGCTGTGATGGTCGATGTTCCATGCAAGGTTTGCGGCGATGTACAGCATATTCCTTGGCGCATCGTCACAGGTATGAAGTACGACCAGCAGCTGACGTTTCCATGCTCGGGGTGCAAGGCGACCAACTTCGTCCAATGGCATCTAATGCAAGCGACCCGGCCTGATGACGGCGGCAGTGAACAGACTGCTTAATGCTTTAAGGGTAAAAGTCGCCCCCACCCCCAAACCGCGAACGGCATGCAGCACTGGACAGAGTGGGGGTATATTATACTCTTAATTTCTTAATGTTACTCACTTTCCTCAGCTTTGCCGCGGGTTACAGGTATAAGGCCGCGTCTTACCATAAAGAGCGGACCTAAATCACAACTCCAGTATCCGGTACGCCTTGCCGTGAAAGCTATAAGCCTCCACAAGCTTCTCCAGCTTAACTTCCATGAGCGTTCCGTTCGCTATTAGACTGCGGATTGTATCGTCCAACGCTTTGCTCGTCCCGAGCTTGTGGTTAGTGAATGCTGGCAGGCTCGCGGACCGTACTTGAAGATACTTGCGCGGGACGATTCCATTCTCGACCATTTGCGGTTTGACGTTGTAGGAAGCGGGAACGGGCTTGACGAGGTACTCCTTCAAGAAGCTGAGCAGCTTCCGCTCTCTAGCATCGTCATCAACCCCAATGTCGCCGTTACTCTGGCGAGACAGGAACGTCTCGATGTCTCGTTCGATCAGCCCCACCGCCCATTCGACATGCTGCACGGTGACAATGGGTCGCAGGTAGTGGTCAACGACCGCCAGCAGCGCCGCAACCTTCATCACTTTGATATGCGCGCGGGTCCATACCTGCCGCTCCACTTCTTTCTCAGTTGCCCGAAGCTTCTTGATACAATCCACTTCAAACCCGTCTAGCATTGCGCGTGCATCCGGGTCAGGAAGTACGTCCATCGCCGCAGGCGCGCCTATCGCCCACTGATACTGGACCGCATGCTCAACCAAAGACCCCCACGCCTCCGCGTCGGCGCTTTCCAGCAACCCATTCCGATTATGGTTCGGGAACGGTCGGTCACCTCCATAGCTCACAACGAGGAAGCGCGAGAGGAACCCATCGGACATCATGTCGGGGGTCAGGCACTCGTGAAACGTACCCGGAGTCGTCTCCCCCACGAACGACAGCGCAGGGCAATCTACCCCGAGGATGCTATCCTCAGCTCTGCTGTAAGACTTGCCCTCAAGGAACTTCTTCCCGAACGCGTTCGTCATGATGGTGCGGAACGATTGCATTGGTGCATCCGTAGGGTTCGCCATTCGCTTCAGCTTCTTCCCGAACTCCCCTTGCAGGTAGAGAAATCCCGGATCGCGCAGCAGCTCTTTGTGCAACGCCTCGCCGCTGGCGAAATCCTGTGCCCGGCTGAAGCGTGGGGCGAATGGGGATGACGCCCGCTTAAGCATCATTGGAATGCCCTCGTGCAGAGCGTCCTTCCCAACGCCGCTTTTCGCGACAAGGATCATGTAGAGTGCCAGGTCCTTGCCAGTCTGCGTCCGATAGGCGCGACCGCAGACCCCGGCGAGCAGCCCGAGCGTCGCGGTGATGGCAACCTCTTGGATGGGGCAGTAGCTGGTCTGATACAGAAAGCGGGCGATCGCACCTGCTCGTCCGGGCGGCCACGGAAGCGCGCCTTTGTGGTCATCTACCTCTGGCGGCGCTGTCTCGCGTTGCTCTACAACTGGCGATAGTAACCGGGCGCGGCGCTTTAGTGCGGCTCGGACCTCCCGCACTGCCTCGTAGCGGTCAACGCCAACTTCGAGGGCGCGCAGCTCGATGTACCAATCATCCTCATCCCCGTCGAACTCGTCGGCACGGAGAAAACGTGAGTCGGGTTGCGGACCTTCAGGCCCGTTCGGTATAGCAGTCATGTTGATAGTACCTCGAATGAAGCGGTGGGATGATCGCGCGTCCTGCCGCTTTTCGCGAATGGGTCTTGTGACAGTCTTTTCGGTGCGCTCGCGCGTTCAGGAAGGACCGCAAGTTCAAGCGGATGCTACAGCCGCGCGTCTTCCATTTGGTTTGGCGTTCGTACGGGCGGCGGGGCTGTAGGCGCTGGTGCTGGCGAACTTCCGTTCCGCCTTCCACGCTTCGATGTCAGCCGGGTCGTACCCGACGCCAGAGCGGGGTGAGTCGCCGTACTTGATGAAGGCAGGGCCACGGCCCTTGTGCCTCCAGAACTTTAGGGTGTTGGGTGTGACGCCGAGTAGCGCTGCTGCCTCTGCATTGGAGAGCAGGGTTCGGTAGTCGATCAT